CGCTTTTTTAAAGCGATCCTACATACTTGATATATAAGAATAGATGCGTACCACTCCGTTCTACTTGGTACTAATTAAGGGGGGTTATAACTCCCCCCTCAACCAATTAGTCAGCTTTAGCTACCTTACCATCTATTGACTTAGCTTCGCTAACCTTACTATCCACTTTTAGCTCCACGACTTTTGTTTCCTTAGGTGCTTCCTTCTCTTTTTTCGAATCCGCACTCTTTTTACTAGCTTTCTCGTCTCGCTTGGCTTGGATACTTCCAGATACCTTATCCATCGCATCAGCTGCTATTTCCCATCTATCAGTTCTAATATTATATGCTGCCACAACACCATCTTTTCTTTCTGTGAAAATCTCCGGCGCTCCATCTTTTATAGGTTCTTGATTACTTACTATTCTTTCTATTTTCCATTCTATAGGTTCACCTTCAGTTAATTCAACACTTTTTAATTTACTTACACTAAACCTTGCTTTACTATATTTACTAATTGCCATTTTATTTTATTTTATAATTAAACATACTTATACACGTTATTAGGGGCAATATTGCTATCACCCCTGATAACTCACTAAACTAAACAAATCAAACTATAATTAATCCCGATTTTATATACCTAAGTATTCCTTATAAATTTGGTATTACTTTAGCAGACATTTTTCTTCTTGCTGTAATTCTATTACTAATTTGTACCCAGAAGTTCTGACTATCAATACTAGTTTGAGCAAAGATATTATTGTACTTACTTGGGTCCACATACGTTGTTAAATCTTGTATCCCATCTACGCCATTTTCATATCTTCTATTCAATGTCATAAACATCTCATTATCTTTTACCGCAAAATTTCCTCTACATTGATTAACATTTGTCATGTAATTAATCCACGCAGGTTGTTTTCCTGCCGTTTTATATGTAACCTCTTTTTGAAAATTTGTAGTAGTATCAAACCATGCCATTTGGTCTGTAATTAAATCTTGAAATCCAATCTCATCCAATGCTGGTTTATGAAGATCATTCATAGTTTTCAAACCAGTATCCCATTTATTACCCTGAGAGTAATCTATTCTAGGTGTAATCGATACAATTCCAATTACGTAGCTAGGCTCAGAAACTTTAATTTTCACTCTACCACCTTTATTTTTAGCTGTTAATCTACCACGTCCAGCTAATGTTCCCATTGGTTGGTCAGTTCCAGCATCAACATCTAGTACATCAGTAGTTGACACTACTTCTTCAAATGCTAATTCTTTTATTAAACTTCCGTGATAAATCGGATTTTCTACACTTTTACTTCTTTCATGAGTATATACTGCATCTAGCCAGTCGTCATAAGAACCACCACTAATCGCAATTCTATTTAACATATTATATACTTTATTCGCTAAGTTAAGCGCATCAATTGTAAATTCATTTCCGGCAGTACTAACTGCTGTTACTTCGTTAATACCATTCGTTCCATCAATCCACTCTGTACTAATCCAATTATTAAATAGGTCAGATTGATAAGTCTTAATACCTAATCCTTCTTGAGATGATTTTTTATAATACAATCCATCTTGTGTTCTTGTTCCTTCATACCCTAAACCTAATCCATAGGGTGCTTCTGTATTTTTATCTATTGTAAAAGCTGTTGCACTTCTTACAGCTTCTAGTATATCCATTCTCATATCATCAATATTACTTAATGGAAACTCAGTTAATTGAGGTTCTCCAACAAATGCAAACTCATTTCCAAAACTTCCCTGACCTGGGTTATAAGTTGGTTCATCTGCATTTAGTAATACCACTGCATCGCCATCTAAATTTTCCTGACCTTCAAAACCCCATGCGAAGTTTCCATAAGGACCTTGATATCCTGTGCAAACTATTGTCCAATCATTTGTACCTTCTACTCTTTGTACATCAAAATTTGTAAATCTATTAGTTAATACATATTCAGTTCCATCTAATGTTAGTTTTCCACTAGCTGGATCTGGCTCTCCATAAGGTGCCGCAGTAGAACCCCATGATACTGTAATTGTTAATCTTACACTAGGTACAACACTACTACCTTGACCTTGTCCACTTGTATCAACATCATCTCCTGCAAATTCATATACATCTAATGATGATGCACTATCTTCTCCATCTACTTCAACAACTGCTGTTTTAATGTCAAACCAGTTTGTTTGTTGACTATTATGTATCACAAATCCTCTTTCTTCTTGTTTATTTGCGTAATAATTTTTATATATATCCCAATATCCTAGATATGGTACCGCATTAAAATCTCGTTTTATTACACCTTGTTGTCCATTTGCACTTTTACCTAATCCTCTAATATTTAGATATGAATATATAGAACTACTATTAACCTGTGCATTATCACTAAAATTATTAGGTGTGAAATAATCTTCCATTTCTATTTGAGGAAGTAATACTTCACTCATATCCATTCCAATATTTAACATATTCATATGTAATTTCCCATTATATAATCTAATAGGACATTCAAATACATCTAATTGTACTTTAAAACTTCCAAACAATGGACCTAATGTTGGAAGCGTTTTCACATCACATGCTAAATCTATATCAAATGTGTCACCCGGTAATCCTACCTCTGACATAAACGGTACAAGCGTACCAGATGCCATTGATGATCTCCAAACATATGATAAATCATGTGTACTTCTTGAGTAATTTTTTAAGCTTATCTCTTGCTTATTACCGGAGCCAATTCTATCTCCGCCTAATTGTGTTTTCATACTTTATCTTCAATTTTATTATTATTCTTTTTATTAAAATCTTCCAATACCATAATAACTTGAACTATTCTATTCCATGTTATTTTAGCTAATTCATCTCTTACGTTATTTGCATCTTTAGATTCTTCTGTTAATCTATAATTTCCCATAACTCCGAAACTAACGCCATTTTGAGTGATTACTTCAAAAGGCGAATCCTTTATACTTTCCCGTTTAATCAATTCCTCATTACCAGAGTCGTGTTTGATCAGAGGGTCTGCATTCGACTGTAATTCTCTTACTTTTGTGTCTGCCATAATGTTTATATTTATTTGTTGTTTTAATTTTAACATATTCGCCCGATTTAACTCGAGCTTTGTCTATGATTTCGCCTGTTTCTGTATCTACATACGTACTAGTTGCGTACCATATATTTTTATTCTCTTCCGATTTGCCCGTCATCATTTAAATCCAACCGTGTTAGTTCTTCCAATACTATTATTAATAAGCTCAGTAATTGCGGAACTAATTTCTCCACCAGTAATTCTAGAAATTTTTGTTTCATAATCTATTATTTTAATTCTTGTTCTAAAGTGTTTATCTATCATTCTCTCTAGCGACTTTACCGCTAGTTTGCTATTAAATACCATTGTTGGTATATCTTCACTCACTCCAAAGAGTCCAATCCCAATACAACCGCTAAACTCCCTGCCATAATTACCAGAATGAATGCGTAGTCCAGTCCTTCCAGGCACTCCACCGACTTCAAGAGTAAACCGACCAAACCGATTACTATAACTCCAAAAGAGCGGATAATCGCCTCCTTCGATTCTTTTTTCATAATTTTCTATTGTATTAAACATAAACCGTCCATAGTTTTTTGTATGTACTGTTAAATGTCCGAATAAATTGTCTCTATTGTGTGAGATTCTTTTTAGTGTAACGTGAGTTATTAACATTTTTTAGGTTTTACCTCACTACCCTGTAAAATTTGTCCTATAATTTATAGTATGTCAAGTACACAGAGTAATGAACATTATTTCAACTAAGTTATA